TCATCCGTCCAGTTGATCTTGCTAGGCATCGCCAGCCTCCTTAAAAACGATCTTCCCGTCCAATATGCCGTCAACGATGGCGTTATACTCAGGGCAGTACACCTGGCAATCAACCCAGATACGCAACTCGTCGTAGTCATGCCCCTTGCGCTTGATAAATGTCTCCGCAGATTCTCTGGTAAAGTGAGCGCAGACGTATTCCCAATACTCTTCAAAATAGACCTTCTCCCAACCCCCAAAACTTCTCCCGTCATCATCCAGGGCATCCAGTCGACGAGCAGTCCTTGCATCAGCCTCGGCATTATCGTTGTCGCGGTCAATCCAGACATACTTGTCGCTGTATTGGGGATCGAAACCACACATGCGCTTCAACTGCTGCACAATAAAGATAGCGTCACGAGTGCAATGATCTGCCACGCCATCACCACGACGGTGGTAATGCAGGCGACGAACAAAGCCTTCAAAGTATTCCCTGGAAAGACCCATCATGCCACCCCCGCGAAGAGATCGCCCTGCTCATCCGGGATATGGCTATCCCGATCCGGAGTATCTGGACACTGTTCCTGGGCCTGACCTTCGGTGCCCAACGTCAACAACTCTTCGACCTCCAATCCCTCGATAAGACCGGCCACGGCCATGACGTCAGCAGGGATGTCCTCGCCGACGGTCTCGCCCCACTTCCGCACCTTGGCCGGCAGGGAATCGATGTTCGAGATGCCGGCCGCACGTTGCCGTTGTCTGGGGAGCACCTGGGCCTCGATCTTTACTCGGTTAGCCCCGGCATCCAGAAACCGCTGCTCAATGGCAGCACGATCTACGCACTGGCGGTCCTCGTCGGACACCGTGTAGCGGAACCGGACATCGGCGCCAGAGCAGTCAGCTACAGCAGCATCCAGGTCAGCGGAGAACTGATCTCCGGAACCCTCCCATGCGGTCTCGCCAAACACAAAGCGACGGGCCGGAGTGTTGACAAAACGGTACGAAGGCCGCTTGCCGTCAAACTCCCAGACGACAAAACCCTTCTCTTCCTGCTCTCCGAAATTCAACCGACCAGGACTACCGGAGTAAACCACATTGCCCCACGCCTGGTGCTTGTGAACGTGGCCGAGCATGATGGCATCGCACCTGGACGCCTGCAGATCATTGACGCCGAACTCCAGGTCTTCGCCAATCGCCATCTGCCCGGATGAGAACTGAGCACCGGTAACCATGCCGTGAGAAACCAACACGGTGGGGACATTAAACTGCTCGTTAAACAGGCCGAAACCAGCGAACAGGTCATGCACCAACTCGCGAAACTGATAATTGCCAGACTTGATGGACTCGGCCGGCAGCCGGCCCAGGAGCGCTGCCTTGTCCAGCGACGGGACCAGTGTGAATACCGCCTTGCAGTTGCCACCAGAGACCATATCGATCGGCGCAAAATCCCCGGTATCGAGCAAGGCCACTATCTCGACATCAGACGAGACATGCACCGGAAAGCGACCACGCAGGTGACCGAACAGGTACGGTGCCTCCCGGTCATGCGATCTGGTACCGCGGATGACCACAACCGGAGAGATATCGGCAGCACGCTCGATAAAAGAGATCGCCGCACGGGCACAATCGCTGTCAAGGCGAATGCGCGAATCATACTCGTCGACAGTGTCCCCTGCTATGACGATACAGTCTGGACGCTCCTGATAGGCAACTGCCAGGAGATGGTCGGTTACCCGAACCACCTCCTGCAGTTTGTCGACGTTGTTGGAAAAATGGAAATCTGCAGTATGGAGTATCTTCATGGTGTCCCCCTATACCATCCCGTCAGCAGCCGGCATCTGCTCGGTGCCAGAGATGTCCCGCACCATAGCCACAAAGCCGTCGGCATCCTGCCCCAGAGATTCCTTGACGTGCTTATACAGAGAGACCATCTCGCCACGGGACATCTCGTTGACATCCTCCCCCATGCCCTGGCTGGCAGCGTAGATAATAATCTCGTCCAGCGTCAGTTTGTGAGGCATAACGAGACCGGACAGCGACATGATGGCGGAACGGCGGTCAAATTCCTCTGCCGGCTTGGCGGCAGGCTCCGGAGACGGCATAGGCTCAGGCTGCGGGTCATGGGCCAGCCCCAGGTCTGCAGGCAGAGCATCGGTCTCCGGCTCTTCTGCAACAGGCTGCGGCACCTTGCCGGTCAGGAGCGAGAGTGCCTGCAGAGATCGGTTGGCAACCGCCTGCGGCTCGGCATAACGGGCCAACTCCATCGGGTCAACGGCCAACTCCAGGGTGACAATCCACTGCTGCTGTCTCCGGCCGTCCGGCGTCTTAACGGTCTCGGCCACCTTGCACAACTCAAAGAAGGCATTGCCGTTAAATAGGCCATCAAACCGACCAAGGATGTGTCGGACCCGGCGCAGGATGCTGACCGACTCCCCGAGACCGTACCATGACCGGGTGGGTATAACGATCTCGCCGGCCGACCGGACACCGGGGACGTAGACACGGTACATGCCGCCAAAAACGACCTTGTATCCACACGCCTTCGTGGCCTTTTCCTCGTCGTCGGTATCCAGAATCTTCCAGTCCTCCTGCTTCGCCGGGAGCTTGGTGTCCTTCGGCAGATACTTAAACTTCATCTTCGAGCCTTCGTAGAACGACACGCAGCGCAGATTGGCGCCACCATCAAACGCCCTGAAATTGTGAGGTATTGTCTTCTCAATATCCGAAACCGGCAACCAACAAGGAATGCGCCGGACCTTACCGTCAGGGTCGGCATAGTTCTTCCGGATGTATTCGGCATCGGCCGGCCGCTTGAAGTCCTCGTCACGGACAACAAAATAATCGCAGTTTGACGGCATCAGGCAGGTCTTTTTGGTGTACCCCTTCGGAGCGATCTTCAAAAGCTCGGCGTCGATAGCGTCGAATCCGTGCCCTTCGTTCAACATCTGCTCATAGAGCTTTTTTTGAGCATCGGTGGCGTCACGCAGCAGAACCTTGATGCCAGGCCGGATGACGCCGGCATGACGGATACGCTCACGGTTGCCAAGGATCATGGAAACTTCGTGCAGGTCGCCGGTCTCCACGATGGAAGCGATGGCGTTGGTATTGTCGAGACCTTCTTCGTGTTGATTGTCACTCATTTTGCACCTCCCACCGGACGGATAGAAACAGATGGTTCGCCGACTTTGCGGAATTTGAGAATCTCCGGCATTACCACCGCAACGCCTTCCAGCCCTTTAGAATCCCAGGACACACGGCCGGCAGCCCAGACGGCTTGCAGCGACGATGCCTTGACGGTTTTGCCACCAGAGGCAACAGCAGCCTTGATAGCATTCTCAAGCTCTACGGCACGGGCAGATAACGGTGCTATTTGTGCATCGTATGCGGATAGCGTAGAAGCATGACCATCAAGCAGTGAATCGATGTACGTCTGCTTGGCCTGGGCTACCTTCTCGATCTCTGCACGGATATCCGCCAGTCCGTCCAGCATCTGCGATACATCAGGCGGGACTACGACCACGTTCGTGGCGACGATCTGGGACACCGCACCAGCGGCGCCGAGTGTTTCGACGGGAGCGACGTGTTGTTGCATAACAAACCTCCAAAAATAGTGATGGTGGGTAATACCCAAACCAGTAAAGCCGACAACCCAAAATGATGCGATATACGCTACAGCAAGGACAATAAAAAACCAGAAGGGAGATGGCGGTCTCCGCTTCTGGTCGGGAACAGGCAGCGAGCCACCTGAACCAAGTCTTCATGCTCCGCCAAGCACGTTGTTCGTTTTTCTGGACAATGCCATCTTGCGAACAAAACGGCAAGTCAAAAATGAGATATGCGCTACACAGATGGTAAAGCTTTCACCACGGCGTCAAGCCTGCGACCGATACAAGACATCACCGGCACGGCCATTGAGTTGCCGAGCGCCTTGTAGCGTGGTCCATCTGGACAACCACTTTCCGACTTGCCACGCCACGGGATCAGTGTAAAATTATCAGAGAATCCCTGCAGACGTTCACACTCAACAGGAGTGAGACGGCGAACGGCATGTTGTTGGATATAAGACCGTAACGATCCGCCGCTAGACGCTCTCAAACTCGCCAACTCCGACATCTCAGGCATAGCACCACCTTCTCTACCACGCAGATTGAACGCAACCGCCACCTGCCCACCAGCATTCGCATGCGAACCGTCGTGTCCCATACTACGGAGAGTAGGACTTATGCTTCCTGCGTCAGCACCATAGTCCTTACAGGAGAACGCCAGTATCGGTGCCTCGTGGTTGCAAGTGAGCGATGGCGAACCATCGCTCACTACCTCGGCATTGCCTTGACCGTGCGCCATGCAGACAGGAATAGCGTAACCATTTTCCCAATCCTGTTGCCCCCACCCAAAGCCATGCTTTGAGGCTGTACCGCCACTGGCAGACATGACCCCGACAGTAGTTGGTATAATATGCCCAGCCTGGCCTTGGTTGTCATCTGCACCGCACGTCCCGACACCATTTGCGGTAAGCGCAGCTACAATGTGTTCTCCTCTGCTACTCGGCACACCCCCCCGGCCACCGCTTCTAAGGCACTCCGCAATGTCTCCGGCAACTCCCGACCTCTCGTCCCGGACCGACGCAATATTCCCTCGCATGCCTTTGCGCTCAAAAAGAACCGATGCGGGATTGAACCGGTCTCTAGCACTTGCGACAACGAAGATTCTACGGCGTCGTTGGGGCACTCCGAAATATTGAGCATCGAGAACTCGCCAGGCAAGCGCTCGTTTGGGGCCAGCAACCACACCCGCACTGGTCCACCCCCCCCCATTTGGCGGAACGAGTGGGGCATCTGCTCCCACGATTCCAGCGAAGAAGCATCCAAGAGCGTTGTCTTTGGTGCTAAGGACTCCGGGGACATTTTCCCAAACAGCGATGGCTGGCTGCTCTCCGATAGCAGATCGAACATCGTCAATTGCGTCGAGGATTCTGATAAATTCGATTGTAAGTTGTCCACGTTTATCCTCCAGAGAGTTTCTAAGCCCTGCAACAGAAAACGCTTGGCAAGGTGTGCCTCCTACCAATATATCCGGGGCATCAATATCACCGGAGCGTATGCCATCAGCAATCAAAGTCATATCACCGTGATTTGGCACATTAGGGTAGTGGTGGTCCAATACAGCGCATGGGAAAGGCTCTATTTCAGAAAACCAGGCTGCCTGCCACCCCAAAGGATGCCAGGCAGCAGTAGCCGCCTCGATGCCTGAACATACCGAGCCGTAACGCATACGCTACGCCTCCAGCCAGGCAATACGTTCGCCATCAAATGCACCGGAGCACCGGCTGTCCAAGAACTCCCGCAGCAACTCCCGCAGCAGCACGTCGCAGACCGTATTGAGCGACCAGACACGCATCAGCATATCGGCCTGCATAGCGTCGTCTTTGTCAGAGCCGGCATCGGCGATTGACAGCACGGGATGCTTAATAGACTTCAACCTGAACGTCTCGGTGTTCAGACCCACCCGCCACTGTTCGTCGTTCTGTCCGGAGACATACACGGTGGCATCGGAGATGGTCTTGCCTTCGGCCAGAGCCTGCCGGATAGCGGCAAGGTTCGCATCGATCGAACCAGAGTAGGCAGCCTTCTGGTCGTCGCCGGCCAGGACCAACTTGTTGTCGACATAAGCTCCGCCGTTCTGGGACTTCACCGCCATGATCCACAAGGCAAATTCTCGGCCCAACCACTTATTGGAAACGATCAAATCGAGCAGTGAATCCGAACCAGCCTGGTTGCAGCCAGCAAGATATTTCGACAGATGAGCATCACCAGCCACGGCCTTCCCGGCCAGACCGAACGGCACTTCCTCTACGATGCGGAACCCGTCAAAGGTCTTGCGGAACAGGTCGTCAAATAGGTCGATCTCGGACTGCGACGCAGACAGAATCAGTAACTGGGCAGAGTTGATATCCCACACGGCATCGAGCAGCTTCGGTACCGGCAAGGTCTTCGCCAGGAGCGACAGCTTGGCCGCATCTTTGATCTCTTCCCGCACCCGCTTCGGTGGGCGCTTCAACACGGGATGAGCCGTAAGCCATTCGTCAGAACGGGCCTTGATTTCCTGCTGCAGAACAGCGCCAGGAACCTTGCGAGTATCCTTCCTTACCCGCAGGAAGACGTAGTGATCGATCCAGACATAAGCCGGTGACTCAAATCCGACGGCGCTGGTGTCTTCCATCTGAACCCAACCGACCGATTGTTCGTCGTTCGACTCGGAGATATCCTTGAACCCGAACCGACGCAGCGACTGAGATAGCCAGCCAAAAAAGTCTTCTTGCTTCGTCGAAGATTCATAAACAACACGGTGCTGCGAAAGATTGGTGGAACTGGCGAACAGGGTAGACATATTGACCTCCAGGTAGAATTACATCGCCAATAACTGGCGAAGGGGAAACATTGCTTCTGCCTTCTCGCGGCACTTTAAAAAATCGAGACCGGACGCCTCAAACCACATCTTCGTGACGTTCTCATAAGGAGTTGTCCCGGTCAAAAACATCGCAGCGCAAACTGCATTCCGATGCTGCCCAGGCAACGGGGTCTCCCTCTGACAATACAAAACGTCTTCGTGCTGGATGGTCCCTATATCATCCAGGCGAATATTGTTGCGCTGCAAAGCCCTCAAATAAATTTCGAGATCGTCTAGTGCCTGCCGAACAACTGCACAGGCCAATGCAGCATGCTGACTCACGAATTCCTCCTTGCGATGGCAGCGGTCACCGATCGTGACCGACTGCAGCGGAATGATATGCCATATTCACAACACAACTCTTTCAGATAGGCTGGCGAGATACAGAGAGCGGCAGCCGCTGACTCCCGAGACATACCCAAATCAGCCTTCTGCTGAATCTGCTCACGAGATACGCAACGCTTCCGATTGCGAGAGCCGGCAGCAGATTTTGGCCCGACACCCGGAGTGTGAGATATAAACCACCGCTCCAGACCCTCCCTGGCGATGGCAGCATCCAACGACCGAACTCCGACCCCAAGGCGTTTGGCCGTCCGGACACGGTTGTGGTTGCATTCCAAGGCGGCCAGAGAGACGTCATAGAATGAAAGCCCAGCAACCGGCATCATCAATGGCGCATCAGACATACGCTACGAGACCAAAACACGACGTGCGCCAGGGTGACGGGCCTGAATAAGGCCAAGCAACATATCGGCAACCTCGGGGTGGACGACCTGAACAGGAATGAGAACCTTCTTGCCGAGCATAACCTTGCTTTTCATTTGCGGCCCCCACGAAAGATAGTGAGTAACGACTTGTAGGTATCATAAAACCCATAGGCCACAACCGCCAAACCACCGATAACAACTGCCTCCATAGAAACCTCCAAAAGTAATTTCCACATAGAAGCCTACCGTGCCGAATGATGCAGTCCGGACTTATCTAGGTGATGAACAGCAATCGCAAATGCTGATCGGCGGTCGGAATCACCCTTGAGCTTAAACAACGGCCCCCCTTTATTGTCCGAACCGAACCGGAGCAACAATGCCTGACGCAAAACGGAATCCGTCACCTTCTGCACGCCGGCAATGGCCCGGGCATATTCCGGGCGGGGATAGAGCACAAACGGAATGGAACACTGCCGGCACACCTGCCGGTATTCACCGATCCAGTAGGCCGTCTCGAACACCTCGCGCCCGACCGCGGCGCCATAGCTCTGCAGCGATTCTACAACGGCAACCGACGGGTTAAGTGACCGTATCAGATCACAGACATCGCCTGACGGCACCTTGCCGGCATCCAACACCTCGTAGTCAGGGCCGACTAGAGAAAACCCACTCTCGGTGGTTCCAGGGTCAACACCAAGGACTGTCACAGAAACCCCACCTCCCGCAGCGGACGGTCCAGCTTGTCGCCAGCCTTCGCCAAAACATCGGCAAAGGTGATCGCCTTCCGACGCTTGACACGGTACTGCTTCTGCAGGTCTTCTGAATTCACGATGTAGGTGCCGGACTGCTTCGCCACCACAGGGACCGAATTGCCGAACAGGTGGCAGAAGTGCCGAAGCGACATTCCATCATCCAGGTCCAGGGGCACCCAATCGTCACCACGCTTAAAACTGACAGTAACCTCAGACATACGCTACGCTCCAATCGTTAAAAATCAGGTAAATCGCCGCGAGACAAGGACGAAAACCGCTGAAAATGTCCCTGCCAGACCAATGGGACCGTTATATTGCGCTCTCCGTTACGCTGCTTCTCGATGATGATCTCGGCCTCGGCCTGGTGGACTACCGGATCATGATCGCTGTCGACGACTTTATCCTTGCACTTCTGGCAGTAGGCCGCCGGCCGGAACGGAAAGAGAATCACATCAGCGTCCTGTTCGATCTCGCCAGAATCCCGCAGGTCAGACATCGTCGGACGTTTATCAGGCCGGGAATCAACACTGCGGTTAAGCTGAGACAACAGCATGATCGGTATATCTAACTCACGGGCCAAACGTTTCAAACCACGAGACACTTCACCGATAGCAAGACTGCGACTATCTGCCTTGGGTACAGACATAAGCTGCAGATAGTCAACCATCAGAAAATCAAGGCCATGACGTTTCTGTTTTTTGGCCTTGTGCCTGATCTCACGTAGCGACACTGCAGGGGTGTCGTCAATCAACATCCTGAACGCAGAAATCTGTGCATTCACACGATCGAGTTTCGGCCACTCAACGTCAGCCAGGTCGCCACTCCGCATCCGACCATAGTCAATACCACCACGAGCAGAGATCATGCGATCGACCACATTCCCCTTGTCCATTTCAAGAGTAAAAGCCATCCCAGTCTTGCCAAGAGCACAGACATGCTCAAGTGTATTGCCGGCGAAAGCCGACTTGCCCATAGACGGGCGACCAGCGACGACGATCAAATCCCCGGGATGCATGCCACAGGTGGCAATGTCTAAATCAGCGAATCCATACGGCAGACCCTGAATGGTGCCCCTAGTCTCATAACGGCGCTTAAGCCGGACAAGGGCATCCTTCATCAACTCTGGTGCAGGCGACGGTTCAGACGACTGAGCGGACGCCATGCGACTGATAGTTGATTCAACCTTGTCAACCATGTCAGACAAGCTGGACTCGGCAAAATCAGACCTGAGTTCATTCGCCACGTCCAGCAGCCGGAGCTTGTTCGCCGTTTCCTTCAACTCGGAGCAGTACCGAGGCAGCAACGCAGAAGTGACCTGGGCATCCATCCAGCCAACCAACTCAGACGCGGAAACGTTGCTCTGCAGGGCATGGGTGACAGTGATGAGATCGCCGCCCTCTTTTTTCAGCAGATGGTTGTAAACGACACGGTACTTCTCGTGGTAAAAATCTTCGACATTGAGAACGGAGGCGACAGCATCGATCTCCTGCGGCCACAGCAGCAGGGAACCGATGATGGCCTGTTGTAACCCGTGATGGTCTAGCATTTTCCACCATCCAATTCTGCCAGCGTGCGGCGTATGGCATCGCTTCTATCGGGACTCGTAGCAGGAGCAAAAATAGTCACTGGCTGCTGGCCAGAAACAACTCTGCCAGATGGAGCACGGATTGCTGCGTCCTGCTGCTTCGAAAGCCAGTTATTGACAAACCGGCCTATATCCGACTTCTTGTGCTTTGGATTGCTAATCAGCCAGGCAGCCATACGCTTCAACTCGGCCATGACATCGACTGCAGGATATGCATCACACCAAACTTGATACTGACCGTTCATATTCAAAAACTTGCCAGTAGCATAATCAAAACCGACCTTGAGCGAAGCAACGGGCGGGGACTGATCCGCAGGATCGGTTTCCGCTGGTTTTTGTTTCTTAGATTTTGGTATTGGAGATGGAGATGGATTAGGAGATGGGGCATTGCTAAAATCAGCTACTGGCATTTTCGAGCATTGCTCGTTCGTGCTAGCAGCATCCATTTCCATGCTACGAGCATCAATATTATTGCTTATGGCATTCCGTTTTCCCCATCTCGCTTTAGCGGCGTGCTCGGCCTTTGCCTTACGAGCAGGGGCACTGGCAGCCCAAGGATTGTTGACCAGCCAATCATGGATGACATAGGTCCCTTCTACTAGCTCCAAAAACCCTACTTCAAGCAATGCTCCAAGCATGCTCTGAGCATCCCCATCCCACTGAGCAGCGATGCAAATATCGTCTTCATCCATACCAGAAAGCACGCCATCTGGCCTATTTTCGGCTGCAAATAGCCACAGGAAAATGAGAGCGCAAACACCATCTGGACCAAGCTTCCTTCGGAGCTTCTTGGTCTTATGGTGATGCGGGAATGTAGTTAAAACTCGAATATCAGTATTCACAGGAAACTCCCACAACCTGAGAAATCAAAAACCCCCCAAGGGAGAGGGCAGTCTCCACTTGAGGGGTTGTCCAAAAGCCGAGATAGCTCGACCAAAGGAATCATGAACAAGCTGTCTGCCCACAGCGTAGTCGATATGAAGTTTT